CGTTGATGCTACCGATATGGTGTTGTAAAATATACCTATGGACGAAGATGAAATCTACGAAGACGATGAGATCCTTGATGATGACTTTGAGGGTGATTTGATATGAGAATCCCTCTTGATTACCAGATGCCTTCTCTTAGTGATCTCAAGCGTGTAGTCGTGCTCATTGCTACAGGAAAAGAAAAGTACAACGAGCAACTCGAGATGACCAAGGAACAGTATCTCCGATACAAGGAGCTCGTGTGGAAAGAAGATCCTATTCGGTTTTACAACGGGATGGAAATCATCGTACCAAAGGAATCCAATGGAAACTGAACTGACTGAAAATTATGAATACGTCTATACCATCTCAACGCCAAATAGACTCGACCTGGTGCTTGTGCGTGCCGTGCTCGATCGAGCGCTTTTCGACGAATTGCCAGCAGTAACTAAAACAGTATGACCCTCCTCACCCCCTCCGAAACCGAAACCCTCAAGATGTTTGATGAGAAACGCCAAGAAAAAGATGCTCTACGAGCCGTATACGAGGTCTGGTGCGATGTGCGACAAGAAATCTCTACGTACATACGCCACGGTTTGACAAGTATTCGCAACTATTGGCTGTACGGACTAGGAAATACGCCATCGAAAGTGCTAAAATATGGCGTATTCTTTGACTTTATTAGCTATCGGGCGTATACTTAGCGTATGACTACTAAAAAATATCAGTGTCAGATGTGTGGTGCGACGAAGATGCTAGACCCGAAGAAGTGGGGACGCGCGAACGAAGACTCGTACTGCTACTGCCGACCAGATACTCCTAGTTTGATGGATTCAGAGACTCACATACGCTCGATGAAGAAGTATGACCACATCTTCCGAGGAATGAAAACTCTATGACACCATTTGAAACCGAAACCCTCAAGATGTTCAAAGAGAGATTTCCTCTTCCTTGGGACTACAATACAAAAAGGAAAGACATCGAAGAATATTTCCTCACCCAAATCCGTCTCGCCCGCGCCGACGAACGGAAGCAGGCGTATGAGGAATTGCGGGACGTGATAGAAAACGGAACGCACACGCCTATTAACGCCGAACGCTACCTCCGTATGGTAAAAGATGCCAAGGACCCGTTCGATGACGGCTATAACCTAGGCCGTGAGGAAGCGTATGAGCATGTGCTCGTCATCCTAACAAAACCAACATGGGTGGATTAAAAATAATAACCAATAAATATGGAATACAACTACGGTAAAACAATGGAGGGTAATTTCAGAGACGTAATAGCTTTTCAGTTAGAACAGAGTGATTTTATTGGTAGCGACGAGCCTGATGTGGAGGACTCAATTAAAAAAGCAATAGATATTGCCGCTAAGGACTGCTCAACTCTATCAAAAATAAAGTCGACGGGTATGTTGTCGCAGGGTTCACTTCTGCAAAAGAAGCAATAAAGCATATAAAGATTTTGAACAAAGATGCTATCGACTATGAGCTAAAAGAAGCGTACTGATATGATTACCCAACACATCGACGGTGATCGGTTGCATTCAGATCATCACATGGATGTATCAATCCGTGGTATAGTTAGACCATGAGCAAGAATAAGCACAATGCTGATAAAACAGTACCGAAACAGCTAGAACCATATGCTTTCAAACCTGGAGAATCTGGGAATCCTGCTGGGAGACCAGTCGGCTCTGTATCAATAATGGGGCGCATCAAGACGCTCTTCGCAGAGAATCCAGAACTATTCGCTGGATACATCGCAGACATCGTAGCGGATAAGAATATGCGCAAGGAAGTGCTCCAGCAGATTGATGGGAAGCCAGTGCAACCTATCAGTGGCGTAGATGGCAATCCTATCGTTCTTCAGATTGTGAAGTACGGAGAAGCTCCAAAAGAAAATGGCAACAATATCACCCCTGTATCAACCGAGACCATACCAGATACCGCTGCATAAAGCCTTCGATGAAGGAGCCAAGCGGCTTTTCCATATCTGGCATCGTCGTTGCGGTAAGGATCTCACAGATCTGAATATCGTCATCGCAGCTATGGCTGAAAAGGTAGGGAACTACTACTACTTCCTGCCGACCTACTCGCAAGCTAAGAAGGTCATCTGGGAGGGCAAAACGAAAGAGGGAGTGCCATTCCTCGATTTCTTTCCAAAGGATCTCATAGATGGAAAGCCGAATGACTCCGAGCTGAAGATTAAGTTCAAGAACGGCTCACTCTTCCAGCTTATCGGTACGGATCACATCGACGCGATTGTTGGTACGAACCCTATTGGCTGTGTGTTCTCGGAGTTTCCCCTGCAAGATCCGAAGGCATGGAGCTACATTCGCCCTATCCTTGCTGAGAACGGAGGATGGGCTATCTTCAACGGTACGCCGCGCGGGAAGAACCACGCATGGGAAGTGATGCAGATCGGTAAGGCGAATGGATGGTTCGTTGAAATACTCACTGTTGACGACACTGGTGTTATCGAGAAAGAAGTTCTCGAGTCAGAGAAAGCACAGATGCCTTCAGCTCTTTTCAATCAAGAATACTACTGCAACTTCATTGAGAATGCGGGACAGTTCTTCCGACGCATCAGAGAAAATCTCTATGATGCTGACGATGTTTCCGATGATACCCACGATTACCAGCTTGGTGCTGACCTGGCAAAGTACCAGGACTATACCGTTCTTACACCTTTCGACCTCAATACTTTCAAAGTGAAGCTACAGGATCGATTCAATCAGGTTGACTGGAATCTCCAGAAGGCTCGTATATCCGCCTCTGCCTTTAAGTACAACAATGCTCGAGTGAAGATTGATCGTACAGGGGTCGGTGATCCTGTCGTCGAGGATCTCATCTCACAAGGACTCAATATCGGCGAGGACGACGCTATTGTCTTTACCGAAGCGACGCGCATGAACCTGCTCAACAACCTTTCGATGCTGATCGAACAAGACAAGATCAAGATTCCGAATGACGAGGGGCTGGTCGCAGAACTTGAGAGTTTCCAGTACCGATTATCTGTCACTGGTAAGATACGCGTCGGGGCTCCAGAGAATATGCACGATGACCGTGTGATGAGCCTCGCACTAGCTGTGTATGGTGTAAAAGACCCCATAGGAGTCACAAATCGTGGCGGAAGCATCGGGAATGAGGACTGGGGACTCTACAACGCGACGTATGGATAATTTCATCGGAGTAGAACGCATCCAGCTCTACCAGAGGATAAAGATCCTCGGCGAGCCTAAGCTGATCCACACTGGAAGCGCAATAATTCCTGTAGGATACAACGTCTGGAGTCCAGACAAGGTGATCGTATACAAGCGGGTGATACGCCCTGCCGTGGATGGAATGGACGGGAAGCAGGATGATATGTTCGTAGCTGATTGCATTGTGAGCGTTCCGAGCACTATTGTGTAGGAATGCAAGAATCCTCCGAAGAGGTCATCACTGGTCAGTACGGTAACGATGACATTGACCAGATCGCGATAAGCATCGTCCGAACCGAAAAGCAGCGCTGGGAAGTCGCCACAGCTTTCGTCACTGATCGTGTGAGTTTCAAGATGCGCAATCTCATCCGCATCTTCCGCAAGAACTACTACGGCGTGTTTGACCAGCCAGTCGATCCAAACACTCAGATGGAGAAAGTCTGGTATCCGCTCACTGAGATGAATGTCGAAGCGGTGGTGAAGAACATCGATCTCGACTCGAAGGATATTAACTTCCGCAGTCGCACGACCGATGGATATGCGATGACCGATGTGACTCGCGCTCACGTCAAAGCAAAGCTGCACGAGATGGGCTTTGGGGACAAGATCAAGGAGTTTACCCGCGACCTAGCTATCGATGGCACCGCAGTCTGGAAGACCTACGAGGAGTATGGAAAGTGCCAGGTGCGCAAGGTGGATCTCCTAAACATTTACATAGATCCGACGTCTCCTTCAATCAAGGAGGCATACCGCTTTACAGAACGTGGTTTGATGTTCCCAGAAGAGATCTCATCAATGAACGGATGGCGCAATACAAACAACATTGTCCCAGTAGAAGGTCTCCCACGCACTGATCCGTACTGGATGAACCGTGCAACGATGGTGAACTCGAACGTAAAGATGTCAGACGTGTACGAGATGTGGGGAAAGATTCCACTCTCACTTATCACAGGGAGACAGTCAGACGAACAGACAGAAGTCGATGGTCATATTGTTGTCTCTGGTATTGATGGTGGTTCACCACGTTGCCATCTGATTGAAAAGAATCTCAAGAAGTCCCGTGATGGTTTTGCTGTGAAGCCTTACGAAGAAGCGTGGTACACGAAGGTGCCGAATCGTTGGTACGGTCGTGGTATCGCTGAGAAGCTCCTTACTCTCCAGATTTATGCGAACATCGTCTTCAATGTGCGCATCAATCGTTCCCGTGTCTCGCAGCTCGGTCTCTTCAAGGTACGCAAGGGAGCTGGCGTTACGCCACAGATGCTCTCACGTTTGCCAAGCAACGGCGTTGTCGTGCTCAATAACCTCGACGATCTCCAACAACTCGAAGTGCAGGAAGTCGGTGCTACTTCATACAAAGACGAGGATGTAGTCAACTCGCTCTCTGAGCGCCTTACCAATGCCTTTGAGGTAGCTACAGGCGAATCCCTCCCATCGTCTACTCCCGCTACAAATGCGGCGATCTCGAACCAGAATGCAAAGAGTGGCTTCGCTATCATCAAGGAAAGCATGGGTATCTTCCTCTGCCGTTGGATGGACAATCACGCGCTCCCTATCCTTGCGAAAGAGCTCACAGCCGATGAAATTGTACGCATCGAATCGGATGCTGAGAACTTCAAGGATCTCGTGGATCGCGTCGTGATGTACAAGGCATCTGAAGCGCTTGATAAACACTTCGAGAATGGCTATATCCCTTCACCGCAGGAACTCCAGACTGCGATGGATTCTGCTCGCGAGAAGATGATGAAGAGCCACATGTTCGTGAAGCTCGTGCAGAAGGTCATGGCTGACGAGCTCGACACTATCGTCTATGTGACGAATGAAGAGCTCGATGTGCCGATGACCGTCCAGAATCTCCTCGGTATGCTTCATAGCGCTCCACAGTTTAGCGATGCGATTATCAAGCAGACCTTCGATCTCTTGAACCTGCCTATGCCGAAGCAGAACGCACAACCTCCTCAGCAGCCACCACAAGGAGGCGTTCCAGTGCCAGTACCAGGGATGCCACCAGCTACACCAACAGGTATGCCACCAATGCCGAATGCACCTGATGCTGTTCGTGCTGCACCGACGATGACAAAGATAGCTACTCGCTCAAACGTACCTCAACGATAACCTATGGATGATACAAAACTCGAAGAAAAGCAGATCTCTGACGCACAGGAAGTGAAGGCGATGCTTGAGAGTCGCGGATGGTCATACGTGAAAGCGAAGTTCGATGAGATGATCCTCGATCTCCAAAATATAAACAACATTGATACTACAGATGTTGCTAATATGCAAATAGAAATCCGAGCGCGAGTGTTGGCATTCAAGCTCCTCTATGACTTTCTGAAGCAAGATGTGTATGGCTTCGTGGAACAGCAAGAGGTCGCGCAGGAAAAGCTCTCTGAAAGTACCGATACAGGTTACATAGTGCGTGAAGGGTAGTCTATTTAAGCTCCATCCCTGTATTTTAGTGATGTGCGGTGATTCCCACTGAAGGCGTTTCTTTCGCGAGAGCGATGCTGGAGGCAGAGGTTACTGAACGGATCTTGAGTGCAGGGCTGGGGCTTGAATCGACAAGCCCCTTTTACTAATGATAATTGATTGTCTATTGATATGAATCCAGACAACCCTAACGATCCCTCCCTAGCTGATGCTGCCCACGTGACAGCGGCAGACGGTGGGGCGACGGTTGATTCGTCTACCCTCTCCCTTACCGAGCTGAACTCATTTCTCGGCAAAAGCTTTACTGATAAGGACACGGCACTCGCGTCTCTGAAGGAAACTTTCTCATTCGTGGGAAAGCGTCAGGCAGATATTGAACGCGATGTGCGAGCTAAGCTCGCAACCGAAGCAGGTAAAACTGCTGATCCTGATCTTAAAGCCGAGGTCAGCTCACTCAGAGATCGTGTCTTCTTCTCAGAGAATCCTCAATTTAAGGGATACGAAAGCATCATCCGCAAGATGGGCTCCGATCCTGCCGAAGTTGTGGAATCTCCAGAGTTCAAGTCCGTCTTCGAGAAAGGGAAGGTAGCTGATGAAGTCTCCCAGACTCGATCAGTTGTCGCCTCTTCTGCACGGGTTGGTCAGTCCGCTTCAGTAACCCAAGAAGCTGTGAAGATCGCTAATGCAACTGGCTCTACGGAGGCAACTGCGGAAGCGCTCGCTCGCGGCATTGGAGCTGAAATGCGGGGTGAATAAACAACTTGTGCGGGAATAATTTACACTTCCTATGGGACTCGTAAATAATGGTTTGGCAACCTACGGTGATGCTACGATCAAGACCGACATTGTGTTGGACTCGGTCGAAATCATCTCCGCTCGTGAAGATGGAATCTTCTCGATGCTCGCAAAGACCAAGGCGATTGCAATGATTCACTCGTACCCGATTGATACCCTTGCAACGGCTGGTTCTATTGCCACAGAGCAAGGTGCAGACTTCACCTACAGTGCTCGTACGACGCCTACGCTTCTTACGAACATTGTGCAGGAGTTTGCTATCCCAATCCGCGTGACTCGTCCGCAGATTGCAGTTCAGCATTACCACGGTCAGAATGAACTCGATCGTCAGCTCGCTAAGGGCTTGATGGAGTTCACGAACGGCGTGGAGTTTGATCTCGTGCGCGGGTCGCTCGCTTCGGGCATCTCGGGTACAGTTCAGGCTATGTCTGGTATCATCCAGGCGATTTCCAAGAGCACTAACACCACGGCGTTTACGTCTGGTACTTCGTTCTCGGCAACCGTTCTCGATGGTCTCATGCAAGCGTGCTGGACGAACTCTAACGGTGATGTCGCTACTGACATCTTCGTCGGAGGTGCGATGAAGCGCGTTATGGACGGCTTTATTGCCAAGTCCAACGTCGTTGTCAACTCTCCTGACATTCGTGGCATCGTGAAGACCACTACTACCTACGAGACATCGTTTGGTACTGTGACTCTCCACAAGCACCGTTACGTTCAGCAGAGCGGTGATGCGACGGGTCGCGTTCTCGCTATCCGCCCTGAAAAGCTTAAGGTCGCGCTCCTCGAAGCACCTACGGTGCTCACGGATCTCTCGGTTGGTGGTGCATACACGCCTCGTGCTGTGTACGGCTCCCTCACTCTCGAGGTTCGTAACCAGGACAGCAACTTCTTTGCGTCAGGGTTCAACCTCACTCCGTAACAGGAGCGAAGTTATCCACAGCCCTTCTCTTTACGAGAGGGGCTTTTGGATTTATAGTGACGACATGGACACCGCTAAGGTCAAGATTGCAAACATTGTTTCTTCGTACATTGAAAATCATTCGGAGGAGTTCAAACTTCTGAGAGAAGCAAATGAGATGACACGGAAGATGATACGCGAGAAGACCTATGCGACTGAAGGATCGGACATGGTTCCCATGTATCAGACGAGCGAGCGTATGCAGACTGCCATTGCTACGATGCTCAATATAGACGAAGCTACATGGTTCAAGTCCCGAGAAGGCGGTCGTTGGTTCATCCGTACTTATCCAGTTTTCTCACTCCAAAACTACTAAATGAAAAACAAGCCTTTTGACGTTCTCACGTGCGGATGTGGGAGAGAGATTGTACTCGATGCTTCGGATGCGGTGCGGATCGTAAGCTATCCAAACAGCCTATTTGCTTGGTATTGCAAGTGTGGGCAGTCTTGGACTCGTCGGCAACCAGATGCAATGGACGTGAGTGAAGCACCAAAAGTTGTATGAAGATAGCGCTCGCGATGATCGTGAAGGGGTCGGACTCCGAAGCAAGAGTCTTGGATAGGTGTTTGCATAGTCTTCGCCATCATGTCGATGGCATTTTTATTACGCGTACGCACAAGCCTGGAGAATTGCCGAATCTAGCGGTTGGTAAGATAGCTCATAAGTACAATGCGACTCTCTCAGAGTTTGAGTGGTGCAATGATTTCTCGAAGGCTCGTAACTTTAACTTCTCACAGGTGCCGAGTGACTTTGACTACATTATGTGGACAGATGCTGATGACATCTGGCGTAGCATGGAGAAGTTGCGTCCTATTCTCGAATCGAATCCGAGCCTCGATGCGTTCGCCTTCTGGTATCTCTATGACTGGGATGAGTTCAAGCGCCCTGTCGTCGTCCACAAGAAGACGATGATTATCAAGAATGATGGGTGCGCGAACTGGGTCGGCGCTATCCACGAAGACCTCGAGCCTACGCGCTCGCTCGAAGTGCATCTCATTGAGGGTATCGACCGTCTCCATCTCACAGATCAGACCCGTATTGAGGAAGCTGGAAAGCGCAACGTAGAGATCGCAACGCTTGAGGCAGTCACAAAGCCTGATGATCCTCGTTCTTTCTGGAATCTTGCAAACTCTCAGTTCGCTGTGGCTGACTATGCTGCCTCGACAAAGAGTTTCAAAGATTTCATCGCACTCTCTCACTCAGAAGATGAGAAGTATCTCGCATACACACGCCTTGCAGACATCCAGAAGTCGCTCGGGAACCAAGAAGAGGCTATCCGAAACCTCCAGACAGCAATTGGTATAGCTCCTGCGCTTCCTGACGCCTTCCTACAGCTCGGTTACAACTATTTTGTGTATGGAGACTACGATAAGGCTGAAGAATACGTCCTACAGGGCATGGTACGTCGTCCACAGATCAATAAGATGATCGTGTACAACCCTCGGGACTACGATTACAACCCGATGATGCTCCTCGCGAAGATCTACTACAGCAAGAATCGTCCTGATCTCATGCTCCCGCTCCTCAAGGGGTGTCTGAAGATCTATCCAGACGATGCAAAGTTGCAGAAGATGGTCAAAGAAGGTACACAGGACAAGAATGCGCTTGGTCGTGCTCTAACCAAGGTGCAAGAGCTTCGCAAGATTCGTTCAAAGGACAAACTGAAGATTGCAATCGAGAAATTGCCTATCGACCTACGATCGCATCCGTCAGTCGTGATGCTTCGCAATGCCATGTTCATAAAAGAAACATCCAGTGGCAAGGATATGGTCATCTATTGCGGGAATACACACGCTCAGTGGAATCCAGAGCTCTTCAAGACCAAGGGATTCGGTGGATCGGAGGAAGCGGTGATTCATCTTGCTCGGCAGTATGGTTTGATGGGATGGAATGTGACTGTCTATAACAACTGCGGACACAAAGCCATGAAGGAAGTTCTACCCACAGGGGATGGAATTGGAACCGTGACATATGTACCATTCTGGGAGTTCAACTATCGCGATAAGCAAGACGTGATGATCCTCTGGCGTTGGCTGAAGCCTCTCGATGCAGAAATCAACTGTCCTAAGATATATGTGGATCTCCACGATGTCATCGGCAAGGGTGAGTTCACTGAAAAACGTCTCGCGAAGATCACCAAGGTGTTCGTGAAAACTAAGTTCCATCGATCACTCTTCCCGAATGTTCCAGATGAGAAGATCACGGTCATTCCGAATGGTATGCAACTCTATCATGAAGGGAAGCCTAAGAAGGACAAATATCTCATCATCAACACATCGTCGCCTGATCGTTCGCTCGATGTACTCCCTGCTATCTTCAAGAAGATAAAAGAGAAGATTCCTGACGCACGGATGCAATGGGCATATGGCTGGGATAACTTCAAGAGTTTCTACGCCACCGATCAAAAGAAGCTCCAATGGATGCGTGATACGCAGAAAGCTATGGAGGAAGCTGGTATCGAAGATCTAGGTCGTCTTACACAGGCAGAAGTCGGGAAGCTCTACGCAAAGGCAAACATCTTTGCCTACCCTACTGAGTTCGCAGAGATCGATTGTATTTCGGTCAAGAAAGCTCAGGCAGCAGGATGCGTCGCGGTTACGACAGACTTCGGAGCTCTCAAAGAGAGCAACAAGTTCGGCATGACTGTTCACTCAAAGAAGACGAAAGATAACTGGAACGCGCCGTATCAGTTCCACTTCGGTATCACTGATGAGAAGCTTCAAGATGAGTTCGCTGAGACGGTTGTAGCAGCGTTTAATATCGGGTTCCAAGCCGAAGCTGGAGAGGTTGAGGTATGGACGAAGACGTTTGAATGGGAGTCCATTGCAAAGCGCTGGGATAAGATTTTTCGAGCATGACACGTTTGTCACCTGAAGGTCAGACGAAGCTAGTAAAATCCCTGGTGGCGAATCTGGAAGCATTCAAAGCTGCATCCACTATAGGAATTGATATGCGAAAGGTATTCATTATATCTCGTGAAGAATTGCGCTGTATTGATACAGTGATCCAGACGGTCAAAGACTTCATATGAAGAAGGGGATCACATTTGGAACTTTCGATCTCTGTCATGCAGGACATATGCTCATGTTCAAAGAAGCGAAAGAGCAATGTGACTATCTAATTGTTGGTCTTCATAGTGATCCGTCCCTCGAGCGCCCACGCAAAAACAAGCCGATTATGTCACTGGCGGAACGGAAGATCATTCTTGAGGGAATCAAATATATTGACGAGATTGTGACGTACGATCTCGAAGAAGATCTCATCGATATTCTTGTGGACTACAAACCAGATGTACGCATCATTGGTGCAGACTGGAAGAATAAGCATTTCACTGGCTTTGAACTTCCCATTGAGACCTACTACAATACAAGAGGTCACGGATATTCCTCAACCGAGCTCCGAGAACGAATCAAACATGCAAAGTAAAGCAGAAATCGAAGAGTGGTACACCAAGCCTGATCCTTGGGGTTATGAAGGCACACAGGACGATATTGACCGAAGGAGTATCATCCTAAGAACATGTGGAGAAGCAATGTTTTATGATCGAGCTCTCGACATAGGATCTGGGGAAGGGTTTATTACTGCTCATCTCCCAGCAAAAGAAATCGAAGCGTATGAAATCTCTGACAATGCTGCTGCACGTCTACCGTGGAATGTGCGACGGGTAATCAAGCCGACTGGGAAGTATGACCTGATTATTGTCATGGGTATGATGTACGCGCACTATGACTTCCCGATGTTCCTGCGAATGATACGAGAGCACGCCGATGGTCTGGTGATTCTGTGCAATATCAAGGAATGGGAAGTGAAAGAAGTCTGCCAGCTTGGTGAGCCAGTCGAGACGTTCGAGTTTCCTTATCGTGAGTTCACTGAAGTAATGCGCGTATATGATTTTGCTTCATAATATCGGCGACGAGAAGCATTCAAACTACAACACACGCGAGCAGATCATGGCGTGCGGCGAGATGCTTTCATTCGATGGAGTGTACCGAAGCGTGTATGAGAATCGAGACCTACTGATGGATCGCCCATTCTTTATGTTCGTAGGTGGGGACACTATCGGCAAAGACAATGCTTTTGACTTGGCAAACGTACCAAAGCTCGAGCAATTTTGCACGATGGAAGAATTGGAAGAACTCGCACACTCATATCTCGGGATTCTCGCATGGCATACGTGGACTCATAGAGATCTCACTACGCTCTCTGAAGATGAGATTCGTGGAGAGCTTGAAAGACCCTCTGGCTTCGCACCGTATATCGCATATCCCTATGGTAAGTTCAATGACACGGTGATCAGAATTGCTAAGGAAATGGGGTATATTCGTGGCTATTCGGTGACTGAAGGGGACAATAGCCAGTTTCAAATACTTCGCTCCTATTTATGATTACTTGTGTCATCGCATCGTACAAATACGGGCACCTAGCGGCTCAAGCGATTGAGAGTGTGCTTTGCCAAACACGACCAGCAGATCGAATCCTTTTCGTTGACGACGGAGCGGGAGACTGTAAACATTTGCCAGCACTCTATCCGACCGTTGAGTTTGTTTTACGACCAAGAAATCTAGGTGTAGTTGCAAACTTTCAGAATATGCTCTCACAGGTGATGACTGATAAGGTGATGTTCCTTGGTGCTGACAACTATCTACGACCAGATACTCTTGAGAGGCTTGATACAGTAGACGCGGACATCGTCTCGTATGACATCGCTCTATTCGGAGATCAAGTTGAGGAGTTCAGGAAGATCGTTCCTTGTCTGAAGCAGGATGGATACTATATTTGGCGTGGCGCTCTACACGGATCGTCACTCTACAATGTCGAAAAGGAAAAAGCTGCTGGCGGGTATGTCCGCAATCCACACTCGGTGAAAACAGAAGAGGATAAGATGCTTTTCGAGAAGATGCTCGAGCAGGGTGCGCTGAGGCATAATCTATCAGAGCCTTTGCTTTATTATCGGAGACATAAACACAACTTTCAATGAAAATCTACGTCGTCATACCGCACTACATCCTCAATGACCACATTGCAGAGCTCGCTAAGAACGCTATAGCATCGTTCAAGAAGTATCCCGTGACCGTGGTATCGGTTGATGACGGATCGCCTATGGGTATGGAGTGCCTGAAGGACTCTGATGTCATCATTCCTCGTGTGAATGGCGGCTTCGCGAAGGCTTGCAACACGGGTTTCAAATATGTCCTTGAGCAGAATGAGCCATGCTGGGTGGTATGTGCGAACAATGACATCGAAGTATCAGGTAATTGGATCGAGGAGGCACAACGATGCTTCGATCAGTTCCAGGCTGACATGGTTGGTGGTCTAGGGTATCGGATCAAGGAGTTTCCAAAAAGAGACGAAAACTTTGTCACTGAAGGCGGTCAACTCGAAGATTTTATGTTCCCAGGTGGATTTTACATCACTACGGACGCATTTCTTCGCGAGATAGGGCAATACGACGAGAAATACGAGCATGGTGGCATTGAGGACATAGACCTGTTCTACAGAGCTAAGAAAGCCCACAAACGACTAATAATGACACCTAAGATCAAGTATTGGCATGAAGAAGGAGCGACACGTTACTCAGAGACACAGAAGGGCAAGCAGAGCGAAGCAATCAAGCGAAATGAGGACTACTTCGAGAAGAAATGGGGATTTGATCCGATTCGACAGCTCAATACGATTCTGCGGGACAACCGTCTCAATCCGTGATTGCATTGTGAGCGCTTAGAGCGCTACGCTCTGAGTAATGACTCTTGGAGATGTTGCAAATAAGGCACGTGCACTCACTCACACTGATACTACTTCGTATACAGCGGCTAATATTCTGATCGACATCAATATCTGGTATCACAAGGCAGTTTCGATGGTTCTCGAGAGCATCGATCAGGCAGACTTCGATGATCAGCGTCGAACGAACTACCCGATCCAGACGACTCCGATGGTTGCAGGTCAGCGCGATTACACAATGCCTGTCTCTGAGAAAGTACTCAAGATTAAGCGTGTCGATATAACGTATGACGGGACGAATTGGTACCGAGCATCTCTTTTCGATGATGGTGTGTTTCCATACGGTATGGGCAATGACACGTCCGTGGATACAAACTTCATCAAGCAAGCTCCACAGTACGACGTGAAGTACAACTCGCTTTTCATCTACCCGCTTGCTGCTGCTTCGGATGTAGCTGCTGGTGCCGCTATCCGCATTGAATGGGATCGCCAGATTCAAGTATTTACCTCGAGCGACTATACAACTGACCCGAATGATTCGACGGTTGTACTTGGCTTCGATGATCCTTTCCATCCTATTGTCGCTTGGGGCGCAGCATTCGAGAAAGCTACGGCAGACCAGTTGCCGAATCTCGGAACGATCCAGACTGGGCTTCAGGATTGGGAACAACGTCTTCGTGTCGCATATGGCAATAAGGTACGGGATGCGAGCCTTACTGTTGCAATGGGGGGCAATGCAATGATCGATTTCCATTAAAAATAACCACAAAAATATGAAAATCACCGTCGGTACAGTTACAACAGAGTCAGACATCGCAGCAGAAACATCGTTTCTCAATGTGCCTTGGACTATCAGCGAATCGCACGAGGCGACAGCAGATCAGCCAGCGGGCGATGTGATGCTTATTGAGGGAGTCCAGGCATTCCCTCTCGAGACATCAGCGGCAGATGTACAAGCATTTCTTTCGCAGAAGCTCACGACCTATCAGGAGAACGTGGCTTTGAGCGACGGAGCTGCTGCGCTCAACGCGGGGCTCGCGAATGCAGCGACAGTCGCGTCAGAACTTAGTGGAATCGAAGTAACCAATTAACCTATGCAAAACTTTCTTAGCCGTGCGACTATAATCCCATTCGAGAACGTCGAGTACACACTCCGCGACTCTGAAGGGAATGTGAAGATGCTCTTCCAAGAGAATTGGCTGTGTGTGAAGCTTATGAAGTCGGGAATCGTGTCGCCTAATTGGATCAACCAGTGGTATGCCTTCCTTCTTGAGCCTCTTTTTGGGCACTATGCACAGTCGAAGCTCGTTATGAACAAAGTTGTGAACGCAGGGCTTGCTCTTGCGGCGGGTCTTTTGAACGGCTCTGGTTCTCCAACGACTCCGACATACATCGCGCTTGGTACTGGTGCTACGGGCGTCCAAGCAACTGACACAACGCTTGGTACGGAGATCACACTCCACGGTCTTGCTCGAGCAGCAGCAACCGTCTCACTCCAGACTACGACTGTAACCAACGATACCGCACAGTGGCTCAAGTCGTTCTCAGTGACGGGTACGGATGCACCAACTGAGTCGGGAGTCTTCAACGCATCATCCAATGGGACGATGCTCTGCCGTCAGACTTTCTCAGCAATCAACGTCGCAAACGGCGATACACTCCAGGTTACCTGGAAGATTGCGGAAACCTCTGCAAACTAATTAACAGTCCTAATTAAATCCCTATGCAGGTATACATTGCAGCAAACGGCGCAAGCCCAACCACAGCAGCCCAGGTGCCTGTCTCAACGGGTACTGCGATCAAGACGCTGTTGCAGATCGCAACACCTTCGACATCAGCATTCAAAATCATCGAGTGGGGCATTTCATTCGATGGATCCGCAGCAGCAACTCCGATCCGATGTGAACTCATCCAGACTGATGTGGCTGCAACATCAGGCACATCGCTCACACCTACAACCTATACCGATCCAAACGCCCCAGCTTCGCTCTGCGTCGGAGGTACGGGCGCAACGTGTTTCAGCCCATCGGCAGAAGGTACGATCGCAGCAACGCGCGTTCTCGATGTACAATTTGTCGCTCCGACGAATCAGTACGTGCATCAGTTTCCTCTTGGTCGTGAGCCGATGGTTCCGATCTCGAAGTTCTTGCGCGTCCGTGTGACAGCAACAGCAGCGGTGAATGCCTACGCATACGTCATCTGGGAGGAATAATCTGGTATGAGAGTCTCTCTTCCTACAAACAGAAAGATGAGGCGAGATCACGTTGTCACAAAATCATTCAGCTACTCAAAAGATGATGTAACACTTGCGTTCTCACTTCGTGTGGATAATAAATCTCAACTCAAAGCATTTGAAGAGCTGCTGGTCGAGGCTCTTGCTGAAGTGCGTGAGGAGATAAAGAAATAGATATGGCTACTTGCTCATACTTGATTGTAGCGGGAGGAGGTGGAGGACAATACAACCAATACGGCGGTGGCGGCGGCGGAGGTGGTGGTGTACTTTCTGGCTCAACTACTGTTACAGCAGGTACACCATATACGATTACTGTCGGTCTTGGAGGTACAGGAGGTACCTATACATCTGCGACAAGCGCAACCTCTGGCGGAGACTCGACCGCTTTTGGTCTTGACGCTGTCGGCGGTGGTTACGGAGGCGGGACTCTAAAAGCGTCAGGGCAAGCTACTAACGGAACTTCTGGTGGCTCTGGCGGAGGTGGTGGTGCAGGAGCAGTAAGTGCATCAACTGGTGGCTCTGGTACAGGAGGACAAGGTAATGCTGGAGGTAAAGGAACAGGGCTTGGTACTGGAGGCGGCGGAGGTGGTGGTGCAGGAGCAGTAGGTGCAGATGCTCTGCTCACCGCAGGAAATACTGCAGGAAACGGAGGTATCGGTATTTCCTCTTCAATTTCTGGTTCTGCACAATATTATGCAGGTGGTGGAGGAGGAGGTGCCTATGGTACGCCAGGAACAGGCGGATTAGGTGGTGGCGGTAATGCTTCCGACTACGCTTCTCAAGCGGCACGAACTACTAATACAGGTGGAGGTGGAGGTGGAGGAAACGACTATTTGAGTGGTGGTGGACAAGGCGGTGACTCAGGCATCGTCATAATCTCCGCAACTACAGGTACATTCTCTCCAACAGCATCAGGCGCAAACTCATTCACTCAATCAGGTGGCAATGATATTTGGACGTTCACATCAAGCGGAACGTGGACACCGACAATTTCGGGTAGTCTACCTAAGATAATGAATATATTGCAAGCAATAAATCGTTCCAACACCTACTAATATGTCACGATTCGGACGATCATTTCCAATACATCCTCTCAACAAGCAGGTAATGCGTGGGACGATGTCCTTTACTTCGATCTTGACCGACGGAGTGATCGGCACAGATACAGTAGCAAAGGCAACGCAACGTAGCTTTCTGGAAGGCATCATCGGAACGGATACTCTCGCAGCAGTTCGTCTTCGTGCGCAAACACTTACCGATGGAGTTATAGGCACTGATTCGATAGTCAGAAGCACCGTAAAATCACTCGTGGACGGTGTGATTGGGACTGATTCGATCATTCGCTCTACAGCCCGTCTTTTCACTGAAGGAGTTATTGGCACCGACACGAGGACGACAATCCGAGGGAAGTTTGCAACTCTCATCGAAGGAATTATTGGTGTTGATAATCTGATTCGGAGTACAGTGAAATCACTCGTGGACGGAGTCATCGGAACGGATACCTTCGCTTTGATGCGTTCTCGATTCTCTATTCTTACAGAAGGAATCATAAATACTGATACATATTCTCGTATCCTCACTAAACTTGTGATGCTCACCGAAGGTATACTCCACACAGAGACCCTAAAGAAGCTTCTCAATGGAGCAGATGTCATCTGGTCGCATGTCGCAAAATCAGCGGCAGCTACTTGGTCGAAGGCATCGAAGGCGGCAGCAGCGACTTGGACTCACCTGAATATCTCATGACTTGTGATAAGGAATCGTAATACACTACTTTTGTGATAGGAAAATACCAACTCGAGTTCAATGAAAAGCAGTTTACTGCTGGCATTTCTACAAATGACACTACTAGCGACGGCGGTCTTGCACCATCTTCAAAAGGGACGAACCTAGTACTCTCTCCTGGTACGGTATACGCTACGGCAGCAGAAGTATCTCTTCATCCAAATGATCCGACTGATAATATAATTGCTTCAAGTGAAGACTCAGAAGGTGTGCCTGTCCAACGTGTATTTCTTGGTGATACTGGGAACTTTTATACCCTTTCTTCAGGAGTTTTGGCGCCTCTTTTTACTGGCAGCAAGACGTATATACCTGGTGGTACAGATTTCGTTGCTTTCAATACTGATTTTTCTACATTCTCTGGATGTTATTTCGCGACATCAGCAACAGACATTGCAAAATATAAGTTCCTAAATGGGGTCAGTTCATCTATGGATGAGACGTGGTGGTCTTCAACAAAAAGCCAAGGATCATTCACGAACTCTGGTGTTAGTACCGCGCATCCTATGGTCGTATTCCAGTCGCGTCTTTGGGTTGCAGACGTAAACACGAATCATCAGGCAACACTCCACAATATAACCACAGGAGAAGTAATCAGTCTGAATGTCTTTACTCTTGGATCAGCAAATGAGTTCATCTACGCACTTGCAGTCGATCCTTCGACTGGTTTGATGATGATTTCTACCTCTCGAGGTACAAACTATGGAGATACTATGCAGCAAGAAAACTATGTGTACCTCTACGATGGATTCTCATCTCAGTACACTCGCCAGATCCGTGTCGATGACCTTGTGACAGCCTTCCATATCGTCGGTGGTCGTGTCTACTGCACTTACGGAAACAATCTCGGTGTTTGGAACGGGAATGGTGTTTCATTCCTCCGTGTACTCAATAATGTGAATCTTGTTGGTGCTCAACTCGCATACAAGCACAAGATGGCGAATTACAAGAATACACTTTTTGTAGCAGATGGGACTCAAATCCTTGCATATGGTGCAATCAATCAGGCTGGTGGTCTACAGGGAACAGCAAGCCCCGTCTTTTACTATCCATACTATGCTCAGACATCTACTTCATTCCTATCTCATATTGCGCATGTCGGATCAGGAGTGATCGCGGCAGCATATCTTGACGGAACTACAAAGAGATTGTATCTTACCGATCTTACATCAACAACAGCAGGAAGCGCTTTGGTGGCACCTCAGACGACATATCTACCGCGTCCTATATTCGTCCGAAGAATGCGCGTCATAACGACTGGTATCACGACTACGGCTGGAATTGGGGACACAGCTATCGTCGATGAGACTGGAACATCTCACCAGGCTACTGTTCATAAGTTTGTGGTAGCGACTGCGCAGTCACCACGATATGTATTCGATTTCGATTTCACGAATCTTAAACTCCAGACACTCCAAGTGAATATCAATATTGACACGCAACACTTCGGTATCAAGCGCGTCATCATTTACTACGACATAGCTGAGTAATATGTCTATATTCTCTAACACAGTAAAACTTGATAGCGGAGATTCTGTCTCTTTCTCTCATCCACAGGATCAGACGATGGCTCTCCCACCGCAAGGTATCCCAGATATGTCGAATGAGACACTCGCAGCTCAGATAGATGAGTTGCGTCGCCTTATTACAGATCAGATTCACAACCATAAACATGATGGTGCAATCAGTCGTCCAATAAATCCTCAGACGGATCTACTCCTTCCTCAGAACCCGACGTATCTACGGTCGATTGTAGCCACCTCTACACCAATCGCGCTTGGCACGACTGGAGCAATAACTCTTGATCCAACAAAAGGAACAGTTTTCACGATCACTCCTACAGCGGCCGTCCAGATCAAACCAACATCTTTCCCTCTGGGGATATTCTCAATCATCATAAAAACCTCTGGAACCAGTAGCTACACGATCACCTTCGATGTTGGTTTTACGGCGATAGGTACTCTTTCGACAGGTACTTCTGATGGTCGATATTTCACGGCTACATTTGTCTGCGATGGCATCAACTTCAGAGAGGTTGCACGTACGGCTGCAATGCTTCCTTCATAGTTGCATTGCGTGCTCTCTATATGAAACGATACACATAATATGGTAAACGACCCAGCATCCGTAGGACTTCCATCACTTTCTTCTTCTCTCTCCACTACGCCTTCTTTCAACATGGCGAACAGTACTCCTGCGACTAACATTTCAGCTACCCCAGCAGATCCGATCACTCCAAAGCTCATAACTGGTACCCCAGGTGCTCCAAATCTTCAGACAGCTCCAGCGCCAATCTCGCCAGTGACAAAGACACCCCCAGCGTCGTTTGCGAGCGCTTCTGGTGGTCAATCAACAGCCTCAGTGACTCTTCCAAATGGCGGTACTGCCGCGACAGATCAGTATGGGAATGTGATCTCCCCGACGAGTTTCTCACTCGACACAAGTGGTAGTGTCCCGTCATCTGTCCTTGGGAGCAACGTGACAGCATCGGATGTGAATGGTCAAGGGAACGCCTATGCTCAGTACGTGCAGGGTCTTGCTCAAGCGAAGCAACTTCCGCAGTCGTACATCGATGCGCTCAATGCGTACAACGCATCTACTCTCAAAACACAGAGCGATCAGGTCGCTGGCACAAATATGAGTGGTGTCAGTACTGATTTCGCGCAAGGTCTTACTGCACGTCAGCTTCAAACCGATCAACTCGGGACGATCGGAGCTTCAAATGCTCTTACAGCCGAGCAAGCTAAGTATACGGCGAATGTAGATGCTGCAACTGGTTTGGCGAGCGCCTACGCACCAACTTCAGTGTCACCAGGATCGTCGCTGGTCTCTCCAATCACAGGACAGGAGTCCTACAGTGGTTTGGGAGGATACCAGGCTGTACAGGGCATTTCAACGGTTCAGGGGCTTATCTCGAGCTTCCCTGATGCTGGGATCGTTCCAGGCGATACTCCGCAGATCGCTGCACAGAAAGCTATGTCTGCTCCTTCTTTCCAGGCTCGCAATCTTATTGGGGTTCCACTTCCAGGTGGCGGGTATAGCTTCGTCAATAAGAACCAACTCCGCACGAATCCAGATGGATCGTATACCTACGTGAGTCCAACACAGGCTTCAAACACTCAGGCTGCTTCGGATGCTCTCAAGACGCTTACTGATCAGAAGTCACAGATGACCGCAGCAATCTCGACTGCTGATTCTACTTTCCCATTGCTCCTCGCCGCAGCAAAGAAGGCTGGTCTCAACAACAACTCACCACTTATCAATGGAATCCAGCAAGCCGTTGCGAATCGCGTGCTCGGTTCTGGAGACATTGCAGCCCTCAATACTCTCGTGACATCGGTTAGCCAGGAATACTCGCGCATCATCGCTCGTGGCGGCACTGTCGATGACAGCACTCGAACCGCTGCGGGCGCTATCGTGAATGGCACCTATAGTCTCGATCAGCTCCAGACTGTGTATGACACAGTGAAGAAAGAAAGCGCAGCCGTTCTTTCTGGTTATGATACTGCGATCAAACAACAGCAAGACACTCTCAATAGTTTCAGTTCTGGATCGGGGAGTAGTACTGGTGGTTCCACTGTCACAGGCGGGAATGTGGGTGATTCGTGGGCTAACATCTAACCTATGGCGGGAACTCCTCTGCCTCAGAATAACGGGACACCCGCTCCGACGATAGCTCCTACGGCAGTCGTTAGTGCTCCAGCACCGCTCGCAACATCAGCTCCTATTATGCCCGCGCCAGTTGCTCCTCTTGCGTCTGCACCTATCCAGACCTCCCAGGACATACCTCCGAATTACACGGCACCGCGTCCGATCGCTACACCTGCGATTGCTCCAGTTTCAGTCGCACCTTCGATCACTACACCGATCAATACACAGCTTGATCCTCAAGTACTTACGGTCATGCGTGCCATCCGTCAGGCGGAAGGTGGCGACTATACAAACACTACGGGTGACGGTGGAGCATCTTACGGTGCCTTTCAATGGAACAACGGTGGAAAACCAGTTGCACCAGGTCAGACTCCTGCGAACTGGCAGACGGCTGCACAGAAATATCTCGGTGACTCGAGCGCTCCCATGACGCCCGCGAATCAGAATTATGTCGCCTATCATCAGATCCTCGACTACAAGAATGCTGGTCTCACTCCAACATCTATCGACGCTCTTTGGAACGGAGCAAAATCTGATCCAAATAATCCTGGTCAATTCATCCACATCAGTCCGCAAAGAGCAGCGACATTCCAGACAAATCTCCAAGCAAATATAAGCGGTACAGCACCAGATCTCACATACAAAGGAGATCCAAACGCCGTACCAGGTGCCCCTACTGGTAATGGAACACCCACAGCTCCTACATATGGAGCTACATTCCCTGCGACGGCTCAAGATAATGGATTCGTAGCTGGTTTCAAGGCGCTCGGGAATATCCCATCATCGGTGTACGGTCTCGGAGCTGGTGTAGCAAATATGTTGATGCACCCGATAAATACGGTCACAACGCTCGGTGAGGGAGCGATCGGCGGTGTCGAGAATCTCACTGGTCAGAATCCTGGAGCTCCAGATGTAAACCAGCAGACCGCAAACGCTATCGGAAAGGCTTTGGTAGATCGATATGGCTCTCTTGAGGCTCTTCAGAATACTGCGACGAATGATCCCATGGGCTTTGGCACAGATATTGCATCTCTGCTCGCAGGTGGCGCAGGTCTAGTCGATACAGCTACGGGTGCAGCAGCTAAAGCAGGTCTACTGGCAGAAGGGACTGATGTCGCTGGTACACTTGCTCGCGCTGGTGAAGAAGTCGCAGGTGGCGTAACAGCCCCCGTGGTGAATGCAGCGGGCGCGATCGGGACTAAGGCAGCAGACATCCTCGCTGCTCCTGATGTTGGTGCGATTGAGGCAGCACAGCGTACTGGTGTCACTCTTCCTGCTGGTGCGATGACGACGAACCCTGTCATCCAGCGTATCGAGGCGCTCGCGACACTCGGCGAAGGTGCAAGCAACTATGAGAAGATCTACTCCGCAGCAG